AAGTATTTGGAGGTGGAGATGGAACCGCAGATGAAAACCGCCTTACCAAAAAATGGGGATGGTTTGGAATGGTCTATCGACTCGCTAACCGAAATTTCCTACAATTGGAAGATGTCTATACTAAGACCATTCACACCGCTTTGTATTGGACCGCTTACGAAAGCGACATTGCGGAAATGGAACAAAAAATTATTAAGCAAAGTTACAAGCGATGATAAATAACCACATAGGAACCGCATTTAAGGTATTCAAAGACATCGCCACGGATGAGGGATGGAATTATAGCCACGGCACATTGACGGAGTTGGACTTCAAAGCGTTCACGGTATTCCCATTGATGCATTGCTCAATCCAAGCCGTGTCGTTGACCGACCAAATTGCATCCATCCAAATGAACATTATGATTGCGGATCGTGTGAACTTTTTGAAAGGCGAGAACGAACAAAAAAACCTAATCACAGTTTACGACAAATATGGTTACACCGAGAACCAAAACTATGCACACATCCTTCAAGAAATGTATGTGCAGATGTCAAAGGGGTTGTGGAAGTTAGAGCAAGACAATTATAGTCAAATACAATTCCAACGCCCAATCGTGTTTAATCCATTTGTTGAAACGATGGATTCAGTATTGGCGGGATATCAAATAAGTGTCACCATTGATTTAATAAACCCGTGGGTTACTGATGGCGATTGCATTTAAGAGTTCGGAAAAAATCGTTGCGGAGTATTCCAAGAAGTGGGCAATTGCTTGTCGGAATATGTTGGAAATAAAACGCCCCCGAACTTCTATCCGTGCCAAATGGAAAAAAGTTGGCGGTGGATGGCAAGTGGTGTCAGCAACCAAAAAAACATTCCGTGGTAATTATGTGGCAAGTGGTCAATTGGTGGCATCCATCCAACCCGCCCCGAATGGTTTGACATTGGGTATTAAAATGAACGAAACTGCGGATTATGTGCAAAGGGGTCGGAAGCCAGGCAAAGGGATTCCATTGAGTACAATGCGTAGTTGGGTAAAAATGAAACGCATCCAACCACGCGACTTGTCAACGGGTAAATTCAAATCAAAGGCAAACGAGGAAGGGATGCGTTTTATGATGAATCGCAAAATAAAGTATTTCGGTATTGAACCATTCCCATTTGTAAACCAAGCAAGACAACAAATTTTACCATCGTTCAACAAGGCATTAACCAAGGCGATGAAACAAGACATTCAAAAAGGACTATTCAAAAAATGAGTTTTACATTTACACAACAACCCGCATCCATAGTTGGGGCCAATTCCCCAATCATTTATCAAGCGTTTGATACTGTTAATTATTCAACGGCCAATTACCGATATGTATTTGAGGTTTATGTGTGGAGTGGCACGACATCCATCCCCGCAACACCGATTGTAACCATTAACAGATTACCCGACCAATATGGTGGTGGAAGGGCGTGGATTGATGTTCACAAAATTGTGCAACAATACATCACAAGTGAATTTTTAATCAACGGAACATACAAACCAAACATTGGAAGCGGAGTAAAGCGTGTTGCGGTAAAGTGTCAAGGGTTTATTTTGACAAGCGCAGTTACATCGGTTATCACATCGACATTATCGTTGGCAACAAAAGGTTACACATACACGGCGGAGGGATTCAATGTTGGATTCTCAAAATCAGTATTTACGGATAAGACGGCGGTTTATGTGACAAGCGAAACAACCAATGCTTATTTGTGGTATGATGCAAGTGTGATTACATCCATTACTTGTGGAAGTGCAACGGTGACACCAAACGCGGTCACAACATCCGACCAGGTGTTTCAAGGAATTGAAATTAAGCAATTGATGACGGCGGGAGGGGTATGGGGTACAAACGCCAATATCACATTTGTGAAAGCGGGGGATGATGTGGTTATGCCCGTGGTGTTTGATTGCCAAAATAAGTACGGGCAACAAGATGTGTTGTTCCTCAATCGTTATGGGGTTTATGATTCGTACCTTTTTAACGGGGTATCGCGCAGAACTTACAATGTGGAATCCGAAAAATATAGCCAACCGATATTCAAACAAGCGGATTTGGCTCAATCGTGGAGTTATGGTGTACAGATTGCGACCCCATTTTTGCAGAATAGTACGGAGGTGATGACAGTAAACACGGATTGGATACCCGAAACGGATGTGCCAATCGTTGAACAGATATTTTATTCAACCAATGTATTAATTTTAAGCGGTAATAATGTGTTGTCAACACGAGTTATTGACACCGCATTTGAGTTCAAGAAACGCACCAACGAAAAGTTGATCCAATACACCATCCAATTGGAATACAACCAACCGAAAATTAACAAGATTGTACGATGAACATTCGCTTTAGTTTACAGATTGATGGAATTCCCGTGGATTTATTCAATGATGAAACCATCCAATTGAATCGCCAATTAAAAGACCTACAAGATTTGTCCACAGTTTGGACAGATTACACCCAGTCGTTTCAGATACCCGCATCAGACACCAACAACCAAATCTTTTCGGATTGGTTTGATGAGAATGTGGTATTGGGTGCGTGGAACCCAAATTTGGGAAAGGATGCCACATTGCTTATTCACTCTTTGCCTGTTTACGAAGGGCGTGTGGAGTTCATAGGTTGCAAGTACAAAGACGGGATTCCCCAATTGTATAATATCGTGTTTTATGGAACAACCAAAAAGATATTAGACCAATGGGGTGAAACATTATTAAACCAAGTGGATTGGTCATCATACAATCACTTTGTAAACTATAGTAACATTTTATCATCGTGGAATCAGACATTGTTAAGCGGTGATGTGTTGTGGCCGATTGCGGATTACAATCAAAATTGGCGGTATTCTAAGGCAACGGGAATAAATGGGAATATCAGAAATCCACGGGGCGTTGAAATTGATGATTTACGACCCGCAATCCGATTAAGGGCAATGATGGAAACCGTATTTGAAGCAGCGGGATACACATTACAAAGTTCGTTTTTACAATCACCCGAGTTTGATGATTTATACATTTTGCCAATGCAAACGGCGGGGCCATTGTACGACCCAGAGTATTTCAAACCAGGCACATTGACATCGTCAAAAAGTCCATTTACATACACACAAAGAACATACGGGACGGTAAATTATGATAAAATCATTTACAACACTGTTACATTAAACCCAAGTGGGAACTATAATGCCACCACGGGGATTTATACCGCTAATCGTTTGGGCAATTATGAGTTTCGTGCTGAATTCAATGTGACATTTGGCGGGGGTGCTTATAACTCAATTAATTTTGCTTATATGCTTAATGGTCGAGTAGTTTCAACCAAGGCGTACACGACAACAACGGCGGGTGGATTGTTTACCTTTAGTCCACGATTAAAGCCAGGTGATGAAATATCATTTGGGTATTTGACATTTTCAAGTGTTTCAACGGGGGCCGTATACCTTTATTGTTTAGATGCGCCACAAGGTATTGCGGATACCACAGTTCGTTTTGAGGATGCCATGCCACAAATGAAAATTAAAGATTTTGTGAATGGCGTGATAAAAACTTTTAATTGCATATTGTACCCAACGGGAGAAAAAACAATCGCATTAGAAAATTTACCACAATGGTATAATGGAGGCACATTAAGAAATTGGTCACCATTTGCTGACACCAAAGATATTGAACACGATAAGTTGCCCATCCCAAGCATCGTGTCAATGACACACAAGGAATCGGAATGTATTGCAAATGAATACTATCGAAACATTAACAGACGGGAATACGGGTCAATTTCATTTACACCCGTAATTGATTACCCAACAGATGCGTTTCAGTTGGAAAGCCCATTTAATGTAATTTGCCCATCTGTTTTATACGAGGTGAATGCTAATGGTCAAAAGATAAGGGATACAGAATTGAACATCCCCCGATTTATGGATAAGGATGATAAACCAGTGCAACAAGATTTAACATTGTTTTATTATGGAGGCAAACAATCAATCAGCGATCCATATTATTTCAACAATGTGAACCAATATGTGATGCCATTAATGACATCATATTCAGCGTATCCAACTATTCAAACAAGTTATTCAGTTGCGTTTGGTTTGGAATTTTCAGCCCGTGGAGATGCCCCCACAAACACGATGTATTTGATGTATTGGCATGAATACCTATCCCGTATGTATTCAACGCAATCAAGGTTGGTTAAAATGACTGCAATCATACCCGTGGGCGAATGGTTGAACTTTGAATTGAACGACACCATCGCCATTAGTGGTAATTATTACAAAGTGCAATCGGTTAAGTACGATATGTTGACCGAGGTTGCAAACCTTGAATTAATCACTTATCCAAATGTGGATATTTTAGGATTTTCAACCACGGGTCAAAAGCCCGATTACACGGATGTGGTTGTTAATGCAAATGGAAAATCATACCTTAACGATTATGTCGTTGCCAAAGGTATCATGAATTCGTATCGTTTTGGAACACAAGATTATTTGGACACCAACCAGGATACCACATTCAACCAAAATAGTGTTAGTGATATTGCCCTACAAGTTGAAAATCTACAAGCGATTGTACAATTTAACCAAATTACAATGTATCGCAGTTCAATAAGTGGGCCATTGGCAACCGATTCAACAATATGGTTAAACATTCCAATGACCAGCCAAGTATCAATCGGGTATGTACAAAACATCACGGCAACCTTGGCACCATCAAAATACATTTGTACCGATGGCGGTCAATACAAGTTCACCGCGATGGTGGAGGCGGAACAATCGGGAAACAAGCATTCCACATTTGCAATTTTAGTTAATGGGACTCCAACAACGGGTTACGGAGGTCTTGCAACGGATTATGGCGTGGTGAATTTTAGCACTATTTTAGACCTTGCACCAACGGATGAAGTAACATTGGCATGGAAACCACAGACGGGTGGAAGCCACACAATTTATGTCACCAACGCAAACTTTTTAATACTTAAAAAATGATATTACTCATTATAAAATTAGCACAAGCCCAAGAATGGTATGGGGTATCGGAGACGGTGGAACTTGCCAAAGGTAAAAAACAATATGCCCAGAGTTTGGGTCAAGTAGCAAAACAATATAAAAGAGCATTCAAATCATGGCGGACGAAATAAATTTTAAGGTAAACGCCGACACCAAAGGTGCGGAAAAATCACTTGACAAACTCGAAAAGAATGCCAAAGGATTAGGCGGTATTTTCAACAAGGCGGGAGGCGGTGTAAAGTCGTTTGGCAAAACATTGTCGGCCATTGGTAGTACTGTAAAAACGGGATTAGGGTTGGGATTGTTATTGGGAATATTGGATTCACTAAAGAATATTTTTAGTGAGAACCAACAAGTGGTTGATTTGATGAACCAAGCAATGGTTGTTATGCAAGGTGCAATTAATGGCGTTATTGAAGTTTTAAAGCCGTTATTTACATGGTTAGGCAAGGCATTCAAAGACCCGCAAAAATGGTGGGATGATTTGGTGCAGTCGTTTAAGGATGGTGCAGCGTGGATCAAAACAAACATGATTGACCAGGTGTTGAACAAGTTTACCGAATGGGCGAACAACGCCAAAATTGCAGTATTGGAATTACGCAAATCGTGGAACGAGTTTACGGGGGATACCGAGGAAGCCGAAAAGATAGGAAAACAGATTGATGACCTAAACAAACAAAACATTGCATTGGCAGAAGCGAACGCCAAAAAGATGGCAAATATTAAAGGAGTAGTCAATGCGGTTGTTCAAGGTGTAACCAATGCAGTTAATACAATCAAAAAGGCAACCAAACGGGCATTTGACAACAAGGATGTATTGGCGGCCGCGGAAGCCAACATACAAAGATTGCAAACCTTATATCAAGGTATTGTTGAAAAGTACGATTTGATGTCAGAGCAACAACGCCAAATCCGTGATGATGAAACTAAAACAATTGATGACAGAATTGCGGCGAACTTAGAATTGCAAAAGGTATTGGACGAGGGGTCAAAAAAAGAAAAGGAAAACATCAATGCACGGATTGGCATCATTCAGATGCAACAAAGTATATTGGGTGCAAATAAGGAACGGACAAATGAGATATTGGCATTACAACAAGAATTAACGGGAGTTGAAGCAAAGTATGCGGGGTTAGTATCAGAAACATTGACCAACCAAGTTTCGTTGGGTAAGGAGGTTTTGGATATGCAAAAGGCCATGAATGAATCCAAGGCCAACCAATTAGAAATTACCAATGCGAGTATTTTAGCGGACAAACAAGCGGCGGTTGACAAAGCGGGATTAATCAAAAATGAGTTTGAACAATTTAAAGCGGTTAAGGATGCGGAGGCAGAATTACGCAAAGAGGAAATCCGCCAATTGGATGAGTTAAACGCAAAACGCCAAGCACAATTTGACGAACAATTATCACAACTCAATCAAGGAACGGCCGCGTATAACGACGCGTTAATTGCCAAGACCGAAGCCCAAGCCCAATATGATTCAGATAGAAAAGTAAAAACAACCGAGTTTGAAACATGGGCAGCGCAAAAGGACAAAGAAGCGGCGGACATGAAGATTGCCAACCAAGAAGCCATCTTTGGTGCGGTGAGTGGGGCATTGTCATCCCTTACATCGTTGGTCGGAGAAAGCACGGCAATGGGCAAATCAATGATGATTGCACAAGCGATTATTGATACCTATGCGGGTGCAACAAAAGCCCTTGCACAAGGTGGTGTATTGGGTTACATTGGTGCGGCCTCGGTAATTGCAACGGGATTGGCCAACATCCGTAAAATGGGTGAAACAGACATACCAGGTGCATCCGATTCGGGGTCAACACCAAGCATGGGGCCAAGCGTTTCAATCATCGGTGGAAGTGCAGACCCATCCGCCCAACTTGCACGACAATTTTCACAACAGAATCAAAAGCCCGTCAAGGCATACACAGTTGGAACGGACATGAGTTCACAACAAGCGTTGGATAGGCGTATACAAACAAATGCAACATTCCCAGGATAATTAGTTTTATAGGTATGCAATTACAAGGTGTTAAATTAGCGTTGTTGGATGAATTGGTTAACGCCAATATGGAAGGTGGAACATTGTTGGTTATTCAAAAAGAAATTTCCAATGCAATGGATCGTTTGAATAAATCCAAAAAGTTTAATGGTGACGGATTAGCCAAGGCAAAAAAAGGTTTGGAATCTGCAAAGATGTTAGGTGACGAAAAGACCATTGCCACATTCACACGATGGGTTGATACATTCAACAAAGATTTGGCCCGTGCCGATAAGGCAATTGCACAATTGAAAAATGTAAATATAGGATTCTAAAAAATATGAAAACATCATTCCATAAATTCATGGCATCAAGTGCCGTTAACAAAGTTGAGTTATCAAAAAACGAATTAATCCAAGTGCAAATGGGTGCAAAAGAGGATTTGATTAAGTTGATTGGACAAGCGGGAAAATTAGTTGGCCCCGCCCGTAAATTGGAAGATGCGACAAGCAAATTCGCGGACCAAATCAGCACATTGAAAAAACAAGTTCCCGATTACATCGCAAAGAATAAAGACATGGCAGCACAATTGGCATCGTTGGATTCTCAAATCAAAAGTGGTTACGATAAATTCCAAGCACAATTAAAAGCGTTGGGTGTTCCAAAAGATGCGGTTGCCGATTTAGAAGCAGCAATTAAAACTTTGGATGGCAATGATTTTTACCCATTGCAAAGGGATTTGACTTTTAACACCACTTATTTGGATAAGTTAAAATAATGAGAATCGTTGAATTGATTTTGGATGACCAACAAATGGCAAGTGGCATTGATGCGATAAGCATCGTGGAAGCCCCCGCCATTGAATCCAATTTCATTGCATTGAAATCCCATGAAATAAAGTTTGCCCAAGTAGATGCCGAAAAACGCATCTTGATGGGTCCAGTATTAATACCCGACAAACCCATTTACCGCAAACAAGTGATGAATGGCGAAATGCAAGAATTTTATGTCTACTTTTCAAAGAACACCGTATCCCGTGCATCGCAAATGTTTTTGATGAAGGGGAACCAAGGCAAAGCCACATTGGAACACGACATGGCGTTGCAAGGTATTTGCATGGTGGAATCTTGGATTAAGGAAGACATGGAAAAAGATAAGTCAGCCATCTATGGTATGAACGATCCGATTGGAACTTGGATGGGATGTTTGAAGGTTACCAACGATGAGATTTGGAACGACTATGTGAAAACGGGTCGTGTTAAAGGATTTTCAATCGAAGGTTATTTTGCCGACAAATCAATGCCAATGTCAAAGGTTCAAACCGATGAGGAAAAGTTGGCCAAGGTGATTGACATCCTTACCGAATTTCAAAAATCAAACAAAGTAAACAATTAAAGTATTTTAGATATGAACGCAACCGAAACATTAAACCGCGTATTGGCAACTTTGGGATTAAAGCCCGAGGAAGCGATTGTGGTTGATTTGGCACAAGTTAAGACCGAGGATGGTCAAGCCACATTTGAATCAGACAATTTCGCCGTGGGTGAAGCGGTATTTATCGTTACTCCCGATGGTAACATCCCAACACCAGAAGGTGAATTTGCATTGGAAAACGGAAATGTAATGACCGTGGATGCAAATGGTACAATCGTTGAAATCGCAACCAAGGAGGAAGAAGCCCCCGAGGAAGAACCAATGGTTGAGGAAGTTGTTGCAGAAGACCAACCAATGAAAGACCAAATCTCCGAAATGCCAATGGCAAAGAAAGTTGTTAAAAGCAAAACAGAAATGGAAGAATCTTATTTCAGCAAACAAATGAGCGAATTGGAAGCCAAGTTTGAAGCCCGTTTGTCAGCATTGGAAATGGAAAAGGTTGCATTGAGTGCCGAGAACAAAGAATTGACAGAGCGATTGGCAACTGAACCCGCCCCACACACATTGCATAACCCAGAATCAAACGGACAAGCAAAGAAATTGCAATTCCACATGGGCAATAAAAGAGCCGAATCAGTAAAAGACCGAGTATTTAATCAACTATTCAACTAACCACGAAAATGAATAATAATCTAAACAAAATCAATTTGAGTGGCCCAACAGTTTCCCCCAATACCTACGCGGGTCTTTGGAGTGGCAAGTATGTGGCCGCTGCCCTTTTGTCGGGTGAAACCTTGTCAAAAGAACTTATCACATTGCACCCCAATGTTGCTTACAAAGAAGTGATCCGTAATTGGCAGAACTCTGTATCAATCGATTCTGCAACTTGTGATTACACAGACAACTCATCAGTAACTTTGGGTGAATATGTGTTGACCACAGTTGAAAAGCAAGTAAACATGACTTTGTGTAAAAACAACTTGCGTACAACATGGGAAGCAGCCCAAGCGGGATTCAGTGCATTTGAAAAATTACCAGCAACATTTGAGGAATTTTTGTTAGCCCAAGTGGCAGCAGAAGTTGCCCAAGGTGTTGAATTAGGTATTTGGAAAACCAACACATTCTACACGGGTGGTATGGTTCAATACTTGATTGATAACTCATCAATTGTTCGTCCATTCTCGGGTGCAACAAGTGGATCAAATGTTGTTGCTCGTTTGCAAGAGGCGTTGGATTACTCACCCGCTGCATTGTATGGCAAAGAAGGTTACCAATACTATGTTGGTCCATCTACCATGAAGGCATACCAAGCGGCGTTATCTGCGGGTAACTACAACTTCCAATTCTATG